GTAGGACAGCTCACGACCGTCTTTCAGCTTGAACTTATAGCCGTGAGACTTCTTCTTGATCAGACCCCAGAACGGCTCAAACTTGCCGTCTGAGTTCATTATCTCTATTCCAGAGTTGTTCTTTTCTATACTGATTGATGTTTCTGCCATAGCTTACTTTGAATTTATCTCTTCAAGATTTGGCTCCGTGTCTTTCGGATGAATAGCGTCAGTAGCTACCCTTGCACGAATAGTCAAGTTGCTTCCAGTTGTGAAGATCCAGTCGATCGTGTGAAGGACTGCCTTTCCGTTGTCTACCGTAGATGTTCCGTTCGAGTTCAGACCCTGCGCTGAGCTGTAGTCGATGTCCAGAATGTCTCCTACTCTGAGATCTTGCTCCCCAAAGCACGGAAGCTGGTTTCCACAGTTGAGTATCACAGTGTAGCGGTTCGTGAAGAACTCGCTTCTCATTATTCTATTTCTGACTGGCGCTACGTCCCATGCTGGATGAAGATCCCAGAATGTGTAGCCAGCGAAAGTGCGCTGTGAAGTGCCAGTGTTCTTAGTCTCGTCAGTAGCGATAGCTCCGTGTCCTATCTGATTGTACTTCACCTCATGTGTGAGATGATAGAAGCCGTCGAAGGTCACGTCATCGATTCCCATCAGGAGAGACTGTAGCATCGGATCATAGACTCCGACCTCTTCTGATGCGCCGAACATGTCAGCAGCCCAGCCGTCGTTGTTTCTCTGCGCCACGCTCATGAGAATGAAGGACTTGTTAGCGTATTTGTTCTTCAGCTCATCGACCGTCATAGACGACAGATCTTCCTGATAGACATCAGAGAATATGAGATGCTTAACGCGCTCTTGTAGATTGTTGTTGTACTCGGTCTCGAAGAAGTATGGACGGCCGTTCTCCATGTTCTCTTTCATTCCAGAGAAGCGTCCCTTTCCATCCTTTCCGACCCAGAACATTCCGAAGTCCTTCTCGTTTATCCAGCTGTGAGCGATGACATACTTCAAGTAGTCGTATGCCTTCATCCCTGGGTTGAACCAGTACTGCTCATCGTCAGTGTCTACATCAGTGCTTACGCCCTCGATTCCAGTCTGTGCAGCTATCTCTGCCATGACCTCTGTCGATCTCTGTGTTCCAGTCTGAGACTGAATCTTCGGATAGTGCGTGAACAGTTGAAGAGCGTCGTAGATGAATGTGATGAGATACTCTACTTGGCCCTTGCCGTTCGCCTTTGCCTTGCATCCGACAATCTTGTATCTGCCCTTAGATATGTTGTTCTTTGTGACCTTCGAGTCGGCTGGAGCATATTCAAATCCTATCCACAGAAGTCTGCCTGTGTAGAAGCGGTTCTCCTCTTTTGACTCGCCGTTGTCGAAGAACAGGAACTGACCGACTGGAAGCTTGAGAAACATAGACTCTTTGAGCTCGAACTTTCCGACGTTCGTCAACTCTATCGGAAGGGCTTTGGTTGATCCATACTCGTCAAGCCACAGCTTCAACTTCAGTCTGGAGTTGAGCGATAGATTGGCCTCTTTGGCCTTGCTTATGAGTTGAGCAGTTGAGTCTGCCATCTTTTACCTCAGCGTCACCTTGATTCCGTATTCACCCTCACGCCACGGCTTTATCGTGAGCTTCTCGATGATGTCGTATGCTTCTATCATGTCTGACGGTCTCTTCACCATCGTGAATCTGTCGTCGTTGATGATCAGGAGATAGTCGCTATGTTCTTTGTGCATGTAGAGAAGCAAGTGCATAGCAGCTACCGTCCTGATGAGCTGCCCTTCCTTGAAGTACACATCCACTGCCTGTCTAGCGACAGCTTCATTCTCTTGGAAGACGTTCTGAAGCATCGTCAGCGTCTGAACTGCCTTGTCTCTGTCCAGTCCGATCTTCTCTTTGATCTTCATCGCATTGTCTTCGTCAAGCTGCCATCTGTGAATTCCGTCAAGCTCTAGCACCTTCGCCACGCTTCTCATCACTCTCTCAGACATCTGCTTGAATACCCTATTCTGACCGTTGCCGAGAACAGCAGAGATTCCTTTCACTTCTATCTTCTGCTTAGTGTCTACATCTATCAAGTCGCCAGAGTCAGCAGCGAATCCGATGTTGTTGAATGATGCTGCAAACAAGAACTCGCCCTTGCCTATCGCTGGACGCTCTGTGGTGACTCCGAGACACATAGAGAGGTATTCTGGTCTGAGATCTCCGTTGAGCTTCGTAGCAGAGAGTATATTGGTTATTTTAGACGAGAAGTTTCCGAGCTTCAGATGATTCTCGAATAGATCCTTCTTGAACTCCTCTGGATCCACCAGCAGCGTCTTCATCAGGATGTCGCCGTGATCACTCTTCAATTCTTTGTGCTTGCCGAGCTTCTCTGCCGTCCAGTACTCATCCAGAATCTTGCTCAGATCAGGTTTCTGAACAAGGTTTGATATTCTCTGTGCAGTATTTTGATCCACCTGCACGTTCTTTCCATTCAAAGTCAAGTTTGGCATAATTCACTCTTTCTATACCTGATATTTATAGATGCAAAAAGACCCTCCATGTTGTGGGAGGGTCTTGAAGATTTTTAGCGATGCTCGCCCTTTGACGGGAAGTACTGATACTGACAGAGATTGTCGTCGACCAAGTTTGCGAGACATGTGTCATCGCCGTTGACGCCGTAGTCTGACCAGCTGAGAGTTCCGCCCCATGTATCGCCAGTGAAGTTCTTGTTGTACTTGACCACGTAGCCGTCACCCTTTGCAGCCCAGTACATTCTCTTCAGAAGCTGATATAGCTTGAACAGGTTGATTCTTCCGAATCCCTTGTAAGAAGCATGTGTAGTTGACTGATGAGCGAACTGCTGGTCAGATCTTACTCCCTTCATGAATCCTAGATTGATGGAGCCTGAACCGTAGTCGATCGTTCTACCCTTGACGTCGTTGAGTGTAAGGATGCTCTCCTTGTTCCAATTCTGTTGTCCGTTTCTCTGGATCGGCTTCGGATAGATAACAGCGAACTCAGCCATGTTGTAGCGGAAGTCATTGTTGTAGTAAGCTGTCGTGTCTGGTCTGTAACCGCCGATTACGAACTGCTTTACCTGTTTCGGCTGATAGTAGTCTTGGTTGTTGATACCGAAGATGAAAGTCGGAACTGTGTCAGCAGATGCGTTTGTGAGCAGTGCTTTAGTCTGACGAACGTCGTTTCTCAATCCCTTACCGAAGAGGAATACGTTGTGCTCGTCATATTGTTCCCAGATCTGACCGACCTTGTTGCCGTGCCACGGCTTGTAGCGATAGAGCGTGCTGATCTGGTTGTTCTCGCCGAAGATGAATGAGCTGTAGATTCTGTCTCTGGTAGTGCTACTGTAGTCGATGTAGCCCTCTAGCTTGTTGAGCGTATGCTCGCTGTCGCCAGTGCCGAAGATGAAGGAATCCTTTGCGTAGTTCACATACATCGGACCACCGAATGCTCTCAGCGCTCTGGTGTTCTCGATATGTGACCAGTAGTAGTTCGGCTTCTTTAGCTTTCCGCCGTTGGTGAACTGATATCCCTTGACTCCGAGAATGATGTTGTCGTCTGCTACATTCAATGAGACGTTATGTGAGCCGAGAACTGTGTTTCTACCGAAGTCCTCTGTGTTCATGTTGCTGAGGCCAGGAGCACGATTGTCGATAGTGATTCTCGTAGAGTTCAAGACTGTGTTGAGCGGATTGGTCTTTCCTCTCACAGCATGATACTTCTTGTCCTTCGATGATGCGCTAGCCGTTCCCTTGACACGATCACGAATAGTGACATCTTCAGAGTTGGCGATGAATGCCGTGTACTTGTTGAGTGATAGGTTCTTTCCGACCTCATCCTCTGACGGCGCTCTCGTGAAGACAGTACATCTGTTAGAGTTGATCACGAAGGCGTTACCTCGTGTTACGACTCTTCTCGTGTTGATGTTGACGCCATCCACTGCCTGAGAGTCGATCGTGAACACGTTCACGCCTCTTGCGAAGCATGCGCTGTTTGCGTTCACTGTCTCCTGAATTCCCTCAGGTACTGAAGATCCCTCAACATTCAATAGATAGTCAGCCCAGCTGTAGTCGTCGAAGTTGTAGTTGGGATTCTCTGAGAAGAGCGAGAATGCAGGACGATTCTTGCTGATCCAGTCAACATCCCATACTGGACCAGAAGTGTATCGGCCAGCGCTCTTGTACTTTCCATTTCCCTTATAGCCTTCTTCTCTTCTGCCGCTAGCAGTGAAGTAGCTCTCGACGATTCCGTCCATGTAGGCGTGCTTGAATCCAGCTTGGTCGTTGTAGTAGTTGACCTTGCCTAGCATCGTCTGGGGCTTTCTGTTCTCAGACTTCTGGTTAGCGCCTATATCCTTTTGACCATGCGTAAACTCTACAGCCTCGTCATGTGTCAGAACTGTCAATCTTGCAGGAGATCCAAAGTCGACGTTGTGGTCGAAGTTGTTAGCTCCTGGGACATCGTTCGTGAAGAACATGCGTGACTGGACATCGATCGTTGGACCTCTGTTCAGAACTGCTCCATAGCCGACTGGATTTCCGTCTTCGTCGACTGCGCTCTCTACGCTCGGATCATCTGTCGGAATCACATCATGACCGTGAACCACGAAGCTAGAGGTCGACAGGAGATTCTCGTTCACGACATGCATATTGCCCTTGAACTTTGACCATTCGTCGTAGCTGCTGCTTGAGTTGACCATGTCGGTTGCGTCCAAAGCAGCGATGATTCCAAGAAGGAATCTGATTACGCTCTTGTCTTTTGATGTGGTTGAAGAAGGATCGATCTCTGGACTATTGCCTTCCTGGAAGTAGATAATGCCTATCGGAGTAGAGTTCTCGATCTTGCCCTGCTGAACTTCTGAGTAGAAGTCCTTGTTGTAGGCCTGACCATAGAGAAGAATGCCGTCAACTCTCAATAGTCCATTGACTCGGTTTCCGAACATGGTGTCGTAGACCGGAATCTGAACTTCAGTCTGACCGCTAGATCTTCCCGTTCTATCCTCAAGCTTGTATTCGTCAGCTGCTCTAACGACGATGTCTTGGAACATGTGAGCTGCAGGATTCTTGAGCGCTGACTCATAGTTGCGGTCAGCGCTTCTAGCTCTGTTGCCATTCACAGTGTAGTTGATGTCGCGGTAGAGGACAGTTACGCCTGCGTCAATCAAATCATTCAAGCTCGGGACATATTTTATTCCACCCTGATCGTTACCAGTGTTGTAGTGAGTCTCAGATGATTCTGTCTCAAACAGATTCTGGATCGTCGTAGCTTCTGGTGCTGATAGGAGTGCGTATCCGTTGAACTGAAGTGAAATGCCTCTAGACTGGTTGTTAGCCACGTCCGAGTCTTTTAGAAAAGCGTAATTGTATCGAATAGTTGCCATCGGATCTCCAATAGGATAGGAAATTACTTCTTACTTCTGCTTGCTGAGCTCTGTCTGGAAGACTGGAACGCAGATGCCTTCTTGGTCTTCGAGATTGTTGATAGAGGTCGTAGATCCCTGCGGCTCTTCAAGCGTGTGTCTGTGATTTCCAGCGATGATCTCGTTGTTGATAACCAAGTGCATGTGTCCGTCGATTCCTGCTCTGTCCGTCTTGCCGAGTCCAGAGTACTTGTCAACGTAGTAGTGGTGTCTGTGAGGATCCACCGTGCACTTGTCAGTGATCGGCTCAGCTTCAGAGGTAGAGCCGTAAAGGATGCTGCCAGGGAATTCTCTCGGACCGAGAGAATTTGTGACACTTTCTACTGTCAAATCTTTTAATGTCTTGCTCATGGTTTATTTATACTCCTATCTTGATCAATCCAATGGCTTAATGCCGTTATAAACTATCGTAGCTTCAACTTTTCTGACCTCTTCCTTGCTCTCATACGTGTTGTCTTCCTGACCTATCTTTGACACGTAGCAGTTCTCGTAGAGGAATGACATCACAGTTCCCTTCTCAGCTACCTCATCTGGTCCCTTCGTCGGATCGTATTGTGCTACTCTGTCGACATCGTAGATTCTGACCAGCATGTCGAAATAGAAGCATGACGGAAGTGTCGGTCTCACAGAGTCATCGCCAGGGTCATCCTGATAGTTGAATCCCTTTGCGTGTTGAAGCTGTTCCAGAATGTAGCGGATCTCTCGCTTTCTGTTGTCGTTGAATGTTACTGGAAGCTCTCCAGACTGGTTGTATCTGCTGTTGAATGTCAGAGCGTAAGCTGGAAAGTAGAGCATTATCGTGTCATCTGCCTGAGCATGCTTGACAGGAATCTTCTCCACTGCTTTCGACAGCTTGTCCATCCACTCTTCTTTGTCGAACGGCTTTCCGCTGTTGAGAAACTTGTAGAAGTTGTTCAGCCATTCAGGCGGATCGTTTGGCAGCTCTTTCTCCTTCACCTTCACATTCATATCTTCGGAAAGCATGAACTCGACCGTGAAAGCCCACTTTGGCGCAGGCTTCGTGTCATAGAACGGATTTTCGAAGATGTTGTAGTTCATCCTATTCCTCTACTGGTCTAACGTCGAAGGTGTCGTATGTCACTGTAGCTGTCAGTCTTCTCAGCTCGTTGTTTGAAGCGTCAAGCTCACCGAACTGGACGGTCTTCACGTTACAGTTGTATAGCGTGTAGACTTCGCCGTCCTCGAGAGTGTTGTAGCGAGTGACGATCTCTATCTTGTCGAATCTCTTGTTGAACTCGACATGCTTGTAGCGCTGCTCTTCGTCCAAGAACTGATTTCCGATAGGAACGCCCAAGAACTGAACCATCTTCATGTTGTAAGATGAATCACAGCGCATGTAGAATTCAAGGTTTGTCTCTCCGCCTCTGTCAGAGTTTATCACGTCCTGACGATATGTGCCGAAATACCAGCGCTTAGCGAGAACGTTGTCCTGCTTCGGAAGCGTAGCCTTAGACGGGAAGAACTTACTAGTCTCCTCAGTGCTGTAGCGATAGTTGAATCCAGAGCTATCGTAGAATCTGACGGAGAAGAGGTCAGTTCTAGCTGGATCTGCCAGAACATCCATCTCGCTAGTGAAAATGTTGTAGTCGTTCTCTTCCATCTATTCCTCTCAATTGTCTGGTTCTGGGTCTATCGAATACTTCAAGAATGAGAATGACAGAGTCGGCTCAACGAACTTAGTCTCCTCATACGACAGATCTTTCTTGTAGTCGTAGTCGACAAGACGGCAGCTCTGGAACTTGTGAGTCAGCACTATCTTCTTCAACTGATTGTCCCATACATGGACGAGGATCCTGTCGATGTAGCGATACGGATTGTAGTCATCTCCAGGAACGACCTCTTGATCTGCTGACGCGTATGTGCTTCCACTACGGTCCAGATTCTCGTCGTAGAAGTTCTTTCTAAGGCAGTACTTGATGAACTTCTCAGCGAAGCGTCTCTCAGTCTCGTGTAGATCGATCTTGAATGGCTGCGGCGCTGAATCGTTCGGAACGTAGACCACGCGTGTGGTGTTGCAGAATCTTACGATTTCCTCTTTCGGCTCATAGCTCGGATTGCTGAACTTCCTGCAGTTCTTGAAGTAGAATGTTCTGCCCTTGTAGCCGTCCTCTTCGTTCGATGGAACAATTCCATATTCCTTCTTGTCCGACTCAGAGAACAGCTCATCGAGGTGATTGTTCCATGCTGGCTCTCTGTCGAAAATCTCTACACTGTAACAGTCGCTCAGCTTGAACGACTTGACAGTCATGTAGTCTTTCACAGAGAACAGCGGATCCATTCTTACCTCGTCAACTCATACTTCAGCGCATTGTCGATCTGGTCTTTCGGGATATACTTGAGAGCGACTCTCGGCATCAGATCGTGCCACGGATCTGATATTCCGTTCAGCCACATGATCAACCACCATAGCTGGTCAGTTCCATACAGACGATAGCTGACTAGGTCTGGACGGCACTGCTCTTCTCTCTTGACTAGCGTCCAGCTGTAGACGTCGCTAGCGAGAAGCTCTGGAAAGTCGATGCTTCCCATGTCAGCTTCTTTGACTCCGTTCACGATGTTCTTCTGAAAGAGAGTCTCTCTATTGTATATTCCTTGAGCCATATATTATTTATTTAGATGTCGGAGCCAGTCGTCTGTCTCCACTTCCAATACTCGTCATACTTTCTCTTCGCAGTAGAGTCGTAGACGCCGTTCTTAGTGTGCTTGTACTTGTAAGCGTTTGCACCCTCGATAGTGTCGATTCCAGGGTTAGCCTCACGGAACTTGAGCATCTCCAAGCCCTCTTCGTCAAGATTCTCGTACTTAGACTTGACGATCTTTTCGAGTCTTGCGTCTTCCTTCTCCTTGGCGACCTCTTCTCTAGCGAATCCACGCATCTCAGCCTTCTCAGCAGCGCTAGCCTTGTTGTACTCGTCCTCTCCGAACATATCTTTCGCCTTGCTAGCGAACTTAGCGTCCTTCTTGTTGAGCTTGGCTTCTGCTGCGCTCTCTGCGTTAGTTCCGTTGGCTTTAGTCTTTCCGACGACTTTAGGTTCTGATATGCCGTCAATATCTTCCTTTCCTGCGTCAGAAACAGGTCCTGCAGACGGTTTTCCAGTGTACTCAGGTGAATCATAGGGTATGTCGGTAGAACCGTTCTTAGAGCCCTTTCCTGCGCCTCCGGTGCTGCTCTGACCATTTCCGGTGCCAGAGGATCCACTTCCACCAGTTCCGTTTCCAGTGCCTGATCCGTCTCCGAATCCAGATCCACCAGTACCCTTTCCGTTGCCATACATGTTCTCGCTGACGACACGCTTTGGAACGCCGTCCCACTTCTGCTGTGAATTCGAAGAGTTAGCGGGCAGACTGACATCGCTGGTAGCATCGTCTGAAATGTCTGAGACTTCAGCTTCGCTCTTTCCTGGGTACTCTATGTCGATAGAGTTGAACACGACAGGAATGCTCCACTCGACTATCTCTTCTGAACTGTAGTCGAACTCTACATCCTCGATGTCCTTGAAGAAGCAGTCGCCGAACGTGTAGATGGCGACTACCACTGGATCGTTCGTCTCTAGCTCGAAGTCTTTGTTGAGCTGTGAATCCACGACTCTCGCCATCACCTCTGGATCCAGAATCTCTACCACGAGTGAGAGAGGCTGAGACATGTCGCTATACTTCGCTTGGTACTCGTTGCCGTTAGAATCCACGAGCGCATCGAATCTGTTGTCGTAAGATCTTCTGAAGATGTTCAGAATAGACTTGTATACCGAGAGAAGCTTGTTGTCGTTGAAAGTGATATTGAACTCGCCAGTGTTCTTGTATCTCGTAGGAATCTTGAACGTCATTCCTCCGAAGAACGCATTGTGCGTGTTCAGGATCTGTTCTGGCAGCTTGACATCCTTGACAGATTTCTCGAAAATCTCGATAGGAATCGGTGGTTCTCCGAGACGAATCGTCAAGCGGTAGGCCCAAGGAACGCCAGGGCCATCTTCGTAGAAGTCATTTTGAAAGATGTTGTACTGCATCACTTCCTCTTCGGTTTAGCTGTCGGTGTCTCGTCTAAAAGCGCTTCTGTGGCGTTGAAAGATCCAACTGGATTCTCTTTTAATTCCTTGAAGTTGTCAGGCGGAAGAGTAGTAACTGTAGTAACTCTAGCTGTGCTCTGTGCACCGAATAGAGCCGTGTTCTCAGCAGAAGAGACCATAGCTCTTCCGTTCTCTCCAGGGAGTGACTTCAACCTGAATGCCGTGTAACCGCTATTAGTCAAGTAAGTTGACTTTCTATCAGTGTTTCCTACTGCTCCGCCGTTGTCGGTGGTAGCTTCTATCGTCTTGACTCTCTCGGTGCTTCCAAGACTTTGAATATCTTCAGAATTGACAAATATGTGAGCCTTATCGCCGAACTCTTTCTTGTCTCTGACGAATATCGTTCCAGCTTCTACGCTCTCACCCTGCTTAACTTCTACTCTCTCGAATAGCTCGGTTTCATTTTCCATCATGCGCTTGATAGCGTCAGTGTCAAGACGATAGGATCCATCAGGATTTCTTCCGCCGTATTTAGCGACAACGTCTGCATATCCAGCGTTCACCAATGCTTCAGTGAATAGCTCAGAACAGTCAGTCGTATCGTCACATAGAATTCGATTGTGCCCGTATTTACTTCCACGATCTTCAGCCTTCTTCGCAGTCAGATCCAGAGATGTGAGCCATGTATCTCTAGCTATTCTACGATCGGCGCTGAATAGAGGATTGCTTCCAGTCTGATTGGGAATGGGGAGTTGCTTCTTGTACATCTCTTCCATCTCTTTCTGATAGAAGGCTTCGAACTGCTTTGCGATTCTGTCGCCCATCTCTTCAGCGCTTATGAATGCGTTGTCAGCAGCGCTGTCATACTTTTCGAACTCGCCTGCAGCGTCGATAGAAGTGATAGCGCCTCTGTCGTAGTTTTTGTTCTGGCAGGTGTTGAACTTGATCGTCGTCTCGAGAAGAGTCACATCAGATGTTCTGGAAAACTCTGGTTGTTCTACCTTCACCGTCTTCAGGGCATAAGTCTCAGAGAATAGAGCTCTGTAACCGTAGCCGTATAGATTTCTCTGGTCGTAGATCGTAACCGTCACATAGAGGTCGGCCTGTTCCCAACGGAACATCGTAGAAGCCTTCCAACGTGTCTTGCTGAGGATATATGTAAAGAGCTTGAAGATCTCCATCTGGTCCGTCTCGTAGAATCGCATCGTCATCTCTTTCTTCTCAGTGGAGAAGAACGGAAATGTGATGAAGAAGGATCCGTAGTTCAGATTGTCTGCTTGCTGTGATTCCATTCTCGGAATGTTGAGCGAGAGGACTGAGTACTTCAGCTTCTGCAACAGTTTCTCATTCAGGACATCTTTGCTCACGATGGTGTCACCGAGAGTGTTAGAGAATTCGCACTTGAAAAGGAAGTTTCCAAGCGGTCTCATGGCGATGTTTGACTGAATGCTGTCTATTCTCATTATGCGTCCTCGTCAGGAGTCTGAGCTGCATCGAATGACTGATACTTGCTGAGCGTTATCGGCTCACAGTAGTTTTCGATATGTCTCGTGAACAGGAATCCGATTGATAGGTACTTCGAAGAATCTTCAACGTTCGTGTTGAACTTGTTTATCTCTGACTTGCTTCCATCGACTTCGAGCACGATCTTGTTGCGGATCAGCTTGATGTCTTTGACGATGAACTTGCAGTCGATGTCTGGCACCCAAGCATCGTTGACTCTCTTCGTGATAGTGAATGTAACGTCGCTCTTCTTGAATGTCTTCAGATAGTCTTTGAGTCTGCTGAAGTAGAATCCTGCATAGTCAGGAATCGGATATTCAGACGAAGATGCAGCTGTATGTCCGACCTCTACGCCAGCTCCAGGGTATGCGTCAAGCTCGACCGTGTAGTAGCTGTCGTGGCTGACTGCCTTCTTGAGTGAGTTAGGCGCCCATACGAACAGAATCTTCTCGATCTTCTTACTCTGCTCCTCTACCTGATCCTTGACGACAGTGATAGTGATAGTCGCGTCTGACTCTGTCTCATCGTCTGCTCTGACTTCAGAAATTACTCGGACGACCGGAAGGATCGACTTGACTGCCTTGATAGCGAAGTTGGACAGAGAGACCATGTCTCTGCGCTTGATCTTGTCGGACTTGAGCGCTATTCTGATGTGAGACGACAGACGATAGTCATCGCCAGCCTCTTCCTCTGGGACCATGTCTCCATTCGGTCCCTCCCACAACGGAACGACCGTAGCGCTTATTCCGAGAACACGATAGAGAAGATAGACTGACTCGTCAGTTCCCTTCCAGCGGTCGATGTATGGGAGAATTGAGTAGTAGCGTCTGTAAATCTGCTCTACGATCTCTTCAGTGTCATAGTCTTCGTCAGCGAAGTACTTTCTGAGTGTCTCAGCTGCCTTCTTCACGTCGTCATGGTTGAACGCGAGTTCTGATCCGTGCTCGTCTGCGAATCTGGTCAGAAGCTCAGGTTCGCATGTGTCAGGATCCTTGAAGTGAGAGATTCTGTCGATCTTCTCCAAGATGCCTATGCGGCAGTCTCCGCTCAACGGCGTGTACATCGTGTTGAGGAAGCGCTCTAGAAGTTTGCAGAGTCCATAGATTCCCTCGTGCTTCAGAACGGATGGAACGAACGGCTCGATGTAGAGCTTTCTCTTGTTGCTCTCGCACTCTACGATGAATCTTCCGAGTTTGCCCTCAGTATAGGTCAATCCTCTGAGCTCGGCGCAGAAGTCTTTGTCAAGCTCTACGATTACTGTCTCGCCACCGATCTCGCAGGTTACGTTTCCGAATTCTCCGTCAAGATATGCGTAGGCCTTGACATATCCGCTTGTGTCAATTCCGTCAACGAGCTGATGAGCGACATCTGGCTCGTCTTGCTCAGTGTCTCCGCTGATGTAGCCGATAGATCCGTCAAGGAGTCCTATCTTGATTCTGAATCCATATTCAAGAAGCGTGAGGTTCGGGTTCGTCACCTCTATAGTCGTGTGGCCGATCATGTCCTCTTCAACGAACATGTTTGGCGGATATGTGTCTATGAAGTCGATTCCGAGGCGTCTAACGTCCTTTAGAAGCTCTGTTTTAGAAACGTGGAATAGTACAAAGGTCTTTTCAACTTCGTGCTCTAGAACGTTGCCAGAAATGTCAAATATGCGGATTCCCAGCCTGAGATATGAGAAGTGTTCGTTGCATGCGTGAAGAATGCCGAGTTCTTTTAGCTGTGATGGATCAATGTCGATCTCGATCTTGTATGCGCACTTGTCATATTGAGACTGAGTGAACTTCACATTCACGCGAGTCAGATCGAATCCGTTAGAGCGCTGAGAGAACCAGTATGGTCCAGTCGATTCTTTTCTGGAATATCCGAAAATCGTCGTGTCGGTGCTTACGTCGTATAGCTCGTAGACTTCGCCATCGATTCCAGCGTCATCACGGTATATTGCTTCGAAGTGCCACTTGGTTCTCTGTGTGTCTGAATTTCTGTAACCAGCTGCTGCTCTGCTTCCAGACATCGTCGAGAGGTCTGGAACATTTGAAGTGTCTTCCTCTTTCTTCTCGAAGGCAGTGTATGTTCCGATGATCGAAGATTCATATACGACTGGCTTGTTGGTGTCGATTACGACATTCTCTTGAGTAGAGTATACCTTCACAGCGGCAGCTTGGCTGTCAAAGTAGATCGTTCCGGCACGATCCTTCGGCTCCGGAGCTAGTTTGTTGCTGTAGGGAGAATTGCGGTATGCGGCAGTGGGACCATCTCGATGGTTCTCGCTGTCGAACTTCCAAGTTCCGTCGAACTGACGGAGAGCTTGGCCATAATCTTTGAACACTTCGATCTTCATATCAAAGTATTTATACACAAAGAAGCGGATCCGGACAAAGGAGGTGAAGCCGGATCCGCTTTGAGACGAACTAAGGACCAGGAAGTTCGTCTCGATAGTCAATCTAGGAGATTGCTACGTGTTAAATATAGATGGTTTTGGACAGATCTAAATTCTCATCCTAAGATTTTTATATATCCTAAGATTTTGAAATGTTAAGATCAACCATTTTTGTTATAACTCGGAAGCTTGGGTTTGCGGAACTTTTCCACGATTTCGACGGTAGAGTAGTAAGAGTCGCTGCCGTCCCAAGTCCACTTGTAGAACTTCTCAGATTCCGCTTCTACATAGCCCTTGCCAGTAGATGCGAAGCCAGGAGTCTCGGTGCCCCAGTCACGACGGCACTTCTCTTTGGCGAGATCCCAGTTCTCTTCGTTATACGGATAGGTCTCATGAGTGTCTTCGACGTGGCGGTCGTGATGAGTGTAGAGGATATACTTGTGAGATTTAGGCATTTTTTGCCTCCTTTTGTCGAGTAAGGTTTTGTGTGTGAATTGTAATGTCGCGATTGTGAATTTCAACGGCATCTTCCCAGTGATTGATATAGTTCTGGATAGAGAGAACGATTTCACGAAGGACAGAGTCGTTTTCGTGCCAACCGAAAGCAGAGATCATCTCAGTATGACCATCCGTGTCCACGAGACTGATGGAGTGAGGAGTGCGAACCAGATGAACATTGAATGCGTCTGGTTCATGCTGATTGAGCTTGAACGGAGTCTTGTCCGGAGTCTTGCGGAGCTTTTCAATCATTCTGGAGATCTGAGATTCTGTGTAAGATACATAAGCCATGATTGCACATCCTTAGTAGTCAAGACCCTGTTTGTGAGCGAGAGAAGCGAAGTGGCCCTTAGTTACTCGGTCCCAGTCTTCGATCATTTCCAGCATCCCTTCAACCATCTTGTGGTAGGCGATAGCTTCGATTCCAGTGATAGTGATGAGAGTGTCGTCGGTTTCAGCGTCAATGAGCTGAAGTCTCCATGAATCCTTGAATCCGCGTCTCTTGTTGAGTGTTACTTCGATGGGGCAGGCATCGTTCTTGTTGAGCTTGAAGACTTCGCCGTTAGCGAGGTTCTTGAGCTTGTTTTCCATCATTTCATATTGTTTTGCGGTGTAGTTCTTCATGTTAGGTCCTTTTCTTTTACACGTAAAATATAGGATTTTCATGAGAATTCGTAAATAGGAAAACTCAAAAATCTTTCATTATAAATAGAAAGTAACTAACAGGAGTAACTTATGCAATCCATCCGCGACAACATCAAAGCTCCGGTGCAGAAAGCGCCATCAACTATTCTCATCAACAAAGATCTTCTTCCGTCCAGAGGCCGCTACTATTCTCAGGACCTCTACGCAAAGAAGCTCAGCGCTATCGAGATGAAGAATCTCTCGAAGATTACCGTCAAGACTATCAACCAGACATTCAACAGAGCGCTCGCTGCTGGAATTCAGGGCATAGACATCGACAACATCAAGCTCAACGACCGTCTCTGGCTCGTGTACTATCTACGTGACATCACTTACGACGGCATCCCCATGAAGGTGTTTGGCGAGTGTAAGAAGTGCGGATCTGTCAAGTGGTATGATTACACCCTGAAGGATCTGGACGTCCTATACGCAGACAAGGAGCTCGAAAAAGAGCTGACGCTGGTCAACGGCGATGTTCTGACCCTGGACTTCCCGACTATCGGAGATGAGCGAGAGATCGAAGCTACCAAGATGAACCCTGCTTACGGAGCAGAGATCGACACTGACGTGATGACTGTCGCATCCCACATCAAGGCCATCAACGGTAAGCCGTGCATCACTTACGAAGCTTACACGTACTTCGCAGACGGAAAGGGCAGCGCACAAGACTATGCACGTCTCATGTCGCATCTAAAAAAATTCGCATTTGGCGCAAGGGCAAATGCGAAGTTCAAGTGCAAGTGTGGAGCTGAGATCTTCCCAGAAGTTCCGCTCGGAAGTGATTTCTTCCTTCCTGAGATCTAAGCTACTGGAACACCAGCAGTAGTGATCGGACCAGCGATTAGGGGTTCGAGTACAAGAGAGCCATCGGCTCTCTTTGCTTGTGCGGTGATTCCGAACTGCTCATATTCGAATGTAGTCGTGTAGCTTGCGATGTCAGCAGATCCGAACTCAAGATCAAGATCTCCTAGACCTGTCAGGAATACTCTGTGGAAAGAGACCTTTGCAGTAGGCATCCTTCCAGTGTTGTCCAGAGCATAGACATCGAGACGCTCGATGCAGTTGTCACGTAGAAGAGGACTCGGTTCGGTTTCTCTTTCTCTTGCTTCTACGCCATAGAGAGTTCCGTCAACCCACTTCGAGAAGAGATAGTAGTTCATGAACTTGGAATCGAGAAGCCATGTGACCGTGAAGACGTTCGTATCTCTTGCGCCCTTCGGATTCGGGTGAATCTGTCTCTCGTGCTTGAACGGAGAGTAGAGATTCTGAATGACCTTAGATGGAAGGTTCACAGACTTCACGTTCGAGCTGAAGCAGGTCAGATCGATCAGGTTGTCTGGAAACGGAGACAAGTTCGGAAAGTTGCTGAGAACCATCGCGTACTTGTTCTTAGTGGCAAGGTTTGGATTTTTGTTGAATGTCTCGGGTACGTCTTGCATAAATTCCTCATTCGTATTTGATTGATCCTATGACCCAGCCCTCTAAGGTTCCTGGATATAGCATATAAGAAGGCTTGATAGCGCCCTGATAGTGTCGCCAGAAGATTCCTGTCTTGTTCGCCGTCACCTTCACAGTCTTTCCGAGATGATCGGCTAGCACTTCAGGTTCTTGAATCTTCAGACTCATTATCTCATCTCTGAACTTTTCTCCAGCTTTCTCCCAGTCTTCTAGAAACTGAGAGATGTTGAAGTTCTGTCCAAAGGTCTGGTAGAAGCTTCCGTTTGCGCTCATCACCTCTGTCGAGTAGAAGAACGGAGTAGAGTATTGCGGCACCTCTGGCTGTGCTGGATCCGGAATCAATGGACAGATCATGAATGTCGATCTTGAGAGTCCTGTTCCGATCAACCTGAAGAACTTCGGCCAGAACGCTTTTCCGTCATTTCGTGCAGCCGCAGCCACCAGATCATACTCGATCTCAGTCACAAGCCCTGGAGTCGCTGCTATCACTGCTCCGCTGAGAGGACCACTGTCAGGAGGAGCCTCATACGGAACGGGACTAGCTGGAGGATATTCGACTTGGCCACTGACAGCGAACTGTGTCTTTCCGATGTTGTTCAGCACATTCGTCTTCACATACGTGTTGATGATCCATACGAACTTCATTCGTGTGAACTCATAAGTCGGCTTAGGTGTCTTGAACGCTGCCTTGTAGATAGTGGCGAAGTCCATTTATTCCTCTTAGAGAATCTTGATGCTCTTCTTCTTGACAGTCTTCTTAGCGATCTTGATCTGAAGAAGTCCGTTCTCGATTTTCGGTTCGATCTTCTCAGGATCTGCGCTCGGCGGAATCTGTGACTTGAATCCTGCGACACCGTTGAGAACGTGATTCAGAACAGTGTCGGATCCGTCCTTCGGTCCGATCAACAGCTTTCTTCCGAGATCATATCCACCATTCTCGTTGATCTCAACAGAGAGCATCGAATCATCAACGAGATCGATCTTCACATTTTCCTTGCTGAGGCCAGGAATCGGAAGCTCGTAGATGAATTCGGTTTCCGTGTCATAGAGGAAGTAGCTCACATCAGGAGCATTGTTCTCTTCCGGTCTCGCATCGAAAGTCTCCTTCGTCGTCTGAGCCTGATTGTCGCCCATGTCGAACGGCTGAGTCGGCTTTGGATTTGCTGCTGGAAGACCGTTGAGTGTGGAGGTCAGCTGAGCTGCGAGTTCTGTGTTGTTAGTTGCGATCTGTTTTGCCATGAGTTTATCTCCTGTTAGTTATACAAAAAACTCTCGTTCTAACTTATTTATAGAACGAGAGTCAGTTCGGAATAAAAGGTAGCTTAGGTATATTCCGACATTCTGTTTGTGCAGAGTTCGTAGTTCGGAGTTACGCCGTAGTGCTCTTTGAGGAGCGTGCTAGCAGCCGAAGAGAAGATGAACTTCTGCAGGCGGTGGCCCCAGTAGTAGAGCATCTGAAGTTCGTGTTGTTCCATCCCTTGGATAGATTCACGAGCTTCACGATACGTCTTCTGCTCGACCATAGACTTGATCTCTTGATCCGTCATAGGTCCTCCTTAGCGCGGACGAACGTTGTCCGGATAGAAGTAGGAGATGCGGATATCTTCGAGACGGCAGTACTGGCGGGTGAGCCAGTAGTAGAGTTCATCGGACGGAACCCACTTGAACTTGACATACTTCGGGATCTTCATGTTGCTCGTCTTGTCGTAACGGACGAGCTCGGAAGTAGCCATGCTCACGTTGATGGGTTCAGCGAGTTCGACTTCGGTGCGATAGTTCACCTTGTCTTCGTCCACTCGCTGGACGTATTCGAGTTTGTTCTTCGCGACTTCATTGATGTCCAAGCCACCAGTGAGGGAGGCGAAGAGTTCCTTGACCGCAGTAGCGGGGTCATTACCCGTCATGAGATCGTTCGGGAGGGTCCAACAGTTGTGCCCGTTCGACTTCGTCGTAGTCGGAAGAGCGATGAGGGTGAGACCATTGGAGTTGATCCTGAGATTATATCGGGCGATTGCCATTTTGATTTTTCCTTTTGGGAAAGTGAACAAAAAGCAGCGCCAAGTTAAGTCTGGCGCTACCGTATGTTCGGTGAAACAAATTAGATGATGGTCTTTCCGTCGACCTTCATGGAGATGATGTTGTCGATGTCGATGGAGACCGGAGTCAAGCCGTTAGCTTCCGGATTGATGTTGCGGCTCGGCTTGAGGTACTGAGCGTAGGAGTCCTTGTCATCCCACTTCTTGCCGTCGAGGAGGTAGTGAGAGCGGGACTTGTGATCCTTGTCCGTGTAGATGCGGAGGCAGATCTTGCCAGTTTCTTCGTTCTGAGCGAGGATTCCTTCGTAACCCTTTACCCAGTGGTAGTTGCTGTTGCGTTCACGTTTGACTTCCTTTTCGTGACCAGCGTTCTTGGTGTAGAGTTCCTTGAAGTCATAGCCGTTGCCAGCGTAAGAGTCGAACTCGGTGATCTTGACCATCTTTTCGATGTCGAGACCTTCCGCGAGGAGAGCGTCCTTGGTGCAAGCGGATTTGCGGAACGGATGGCCAGCCTTAGCGGTAGTGATCTGGATGTTGTGGCGGCCGAAGAGAGCGGAGAAGAGTTCGGTGTTATTCATTTTGAAAGTCCTTGAAAGGAGGTTGATTAACGATTACGATTGTAATATAGGTAATTCCGCACCGTTTGTAAACCCCTATCTCAAGAATTTTTTCATTTTTTCCGTTCTTTTATCTTCCATGATTATTCCAAACAGCTTTTCGCGGAGCCAGTCGAGCCTCTTTATGAACTCGTCAGGTGTCAAAACCGTCTGTGTATCTTTATATTCTCCGTCGTAATGCGTGAGTTTCTCTGATCCAGCAGCCTTCAGCGCCTCTTGGAAGCCCTTGTTCTGGCCGAGCGCATCGTATGCTCGATCGAGAAGAATCTGATATGTGCTGCTGTGGCGGTCTATCTCAGCGCCTTTCCAGTAGAGCTTCTGTCTCGCTTTCCAGTCGTTGTAGTTGGCACCGAACTTCTTCGCGGTCCAGCCGACGAGGAGGCAGCAGTATTTCTGCTTGCTAACATCCCTGATCTTTAGCGACTGCAGGAATCCCTCCATAGATGCGCAACGAACTCCGTCCAGCACAAAAGAGTGTGCTGCGAAATTACTGAGCGCCGAGCTCGGGTAAGGGTTTTTCGAAGAGATGTCCATATTCTAAATATACTTATTTTATGTACTGTAAGATTTCCAAGTCACGATTTTCTTCTGTGATGAGCTCTGATCCGACCAGATGCTTCTTGATCAGATCTGTCATGTCGGCGCACTTGGCAGTCTTCATCTTTCCCTTTCCAGGAATCTGGAAGAGTCTGAGCTCGCTGACCCTTATGTCTGTGTACTTCTCGACGATGTACTTGTATAGGCTGAGCTGCAGTGAGTACTCGTAGACGTTCGTGTTCGGATAATGATCGAACGGAAACTTCATCATCTTGTTTCCTGATGACATGGAGAACTGCTTACTCGTCTTCCAGTCCAAGATGTCGATGGTGTCCGTGCGCTTGTTGTATGCGACAAAGTCGATTGTTCCTGCTAGGCCGAGTGACGGATCGTTGACGATGATTTCGTTCGCTATCGGAACATAGATCTTTCTCATCTTCTCGTATAGATCCTCACAGATCTCCTTGCGGTACTCGAAGTCCTTGACCATTCCCTCATACTCGCCCATAGCCTTGTAGTCTGGCTTGTTCTCGTCGCCCTTCCAGAGATGTTCCATCACAGAGTGTATTTCGGTGCCCAGAAGGCGTGCGTAGGCTCCCTTTTTGTCCCACTCGGCTAATATCTCATCCACAGATCTGCCGTCTCGTAGAGCGCATCTAACCGCTAATCTCTCCTTCGGAAACTCCTGCGCGTAGTTCTTCACAAAAGTAGTGACTGAAGTGTACTTCGTCTGCTTGCTGTCTTCGTAGATGTGCGGGACCGGATCGATCTTGATGTCGTTGAACTTCTTCAGCTCGTTCTTTGCGAACTCTACAATCTCCATATAAGTTCCTTCTGGTTTGCGATTCTCACCTTGATCTCTCTATCCGTCATGTCTGGTGAGAGCTGCTTCAAGTTGTTGTAGTTGATGTGTCGTGTAACTTCGAATGTCAGGGGAAAGCCGAGCTTCTTGTATGCCTCAGATGCGATCTTGTTGGCGTTTAGCTCTATCGCAGTGGTGTTGCCGTAGAGTAGCGAAAGATCTTTTTGAACTTTGTGCGCCAACTCGTGAAGGATCTTGAAATAGTCAAGATAGCGCTTGACGACTTCGAAGTTCAAGCATATAGTGTCTGATGTCGGATCGTAATAGCACTGATTGCCGTGATGCACAGTCGTGATGTCGAAGGACTTGTACTCCTTCAGCACCTTATTTACTAAATCTTCTAGTGAATTCATGATTAGTTATTACTCCATCAGTTGTTGAGTATTTGAAGTGGATTGTCAGTACGTGCGGATCATCTGTCTGTCCCAGATCCGCTGTGGATCTGTCGATTCTGATCTTCAGAAACTCTTCCATCTGAATGAAGACTTTCTCGCGTATAGCTTCTCTGTCGATGTTCTTTGAGAAGAGGATGAGATACAGCGGACTTCCGAAGCCGAGATTGAACAGGCGCTCACCAGGAGCCGTCAGGAGAAAGTTCTCCAGCGCCTGATCCATAGCGTGAGTACCCTTGCACTCATAAGAGTCCGGTTCGTTGTAGAGAGTGATGTCGTAGTAGCCTGCGTCTACCGTGTCGCCAACTCTCTTGAAGTCTGGTGAAGCTGTTATGTCTAGCATAGTTTATTTATAGCGCACAAAAAAGCGGGCCGTGGTTAGGCCCGCCATTGCGGAGGAACGAAAGCGAGTTGGTATTAGAGAGGAACTGTTCTGTCGCCAGATACGATAGTGCTCTGTTCTCTGTTGAGAGTGAGAGTAACTTCGATTCTCTCGATAGCTTCTGCCGGAACGAAGCTGATGTTCACGTATACGAGATGCGTGTCCTTCGGATCCGGAACGACCTCGACCTTTCTGCTGATGATGCCCTGACCAGACTGGATTCTTCCGAGGAAGGTATCTACTGCGGTCTTCATAGCAGATCTGTTCGTGGTCGTGTTCTTCATGAAGAGGAACGGGAAAAGCTTGCGCTCAAGACGCTTCTCGATGAAGTTACAGAGCTTACGGATGTCGATTCTGTTGAGAGCGGACTCCTTCTTCAACATGGTCTTCTGACCCATCAAGAGAACGCCATATCCTGGGACATCGAGCGTAGAGTTGATGTTTATGTCGTAGAGCTGACCGAACTCATCGTCGTCGAGCGTGATCATCGGACCGTCAGAGTAAGCGATCTGACCGTAGTTTGCACCTGCTGGAGCTTCCCACGGATTTGCGTGAGTGTCGATGTAGCAGCATGCGACTGCGCCTGCGACTGAACGCGGCAGCATGACCCAAGTAGAGGTGAACGGATCGAAGTAGCTGTCATAGTCATCGTATGCAGCGACGTATGAACCGTCTGCGTAGCTGAACATCTTAGCTTCTGAGAGCTTCTGGCGGATCGTCTTAGCTTCCTTAGAGGTTGCCTGAATGATACCGAGGTCCATCTTTCTCTTCATAGCGATCTGAGCGATTCTGTCCTGAAGAGCCTTGTATCTCTGACGGCCAGAGAAACTGTCGATCGGCTCAACGTTGAAGATGTAGTCTGCGATAGCCTTCTTTCTGTTCTGGTAGAGGTCGAGAGCTCTCATCTTCTCCTTAGCGTTGTTGAGCTTAGAGTTTGTACCTCCAGTCAACTGGTAGATAGAGAAGGTCTGCTCCGGCATTGCATACTCGCCCTTGTAGTTGACAGCCTGTTCGACTGACTTCTTAGAGACGTAGATGTACTTAGAGTTGCCGTTGACCACATACGGTGCCCAGAGGCTGTTGCCCGTGTCGTCCTTAGCGTTCGGGTCGTTAGAGACGAGGAATGACTCGACTGGAGACTGCATGAGAGCGTCGAGACCGAAGCCCCATACTGCCTGTGTCTTGGTAGCTGGCTTGACATAGACATTGATCTTGTAAACCTTCTTCCAAGTGAGATTCTCTTCGTTGTCCTGATAGTCCTTTGAAGCAGCGTCGACCTTGTCCTCATCGTCGTATTTGTAGAGCCATGAGAACGCGTTCTGACCGTAGAGGGCTGGAATCTTAGCAGCTTCTGGGGTGATGATCGAGACGCCGATGTCGTTACCGAATTCGCCAGGACCGATAGCGCCGATGACGAGCTGGTTTCCGAGGTTTGACTGGTACATCTCAAGGTCGCCGTTTCCTGGCTGTGCATCAGTCTTGCTGTATGCAGTGTAGCCATCCTTCCACTTACCAGACGGATCTGCGAAGACTTCCGTTGAGGAGATAGCGATGATCTTGTCGACCAGCTCTTTCTTAGTGTCTCTGTCGAAGTCAAGGCCAACCTGCCACGGCTTGATGAGCTCTTCCGGATTCTTGATGCCGTAAGAAGAAACTGTCGTTACCTTCTTCTGACCGTGTTCGAGGAAGAGTGCCCAAGTGTTCTTGTATCTGATAGCAGCAGCCTTCTTTCCAACGATTCCGATTCCTGTCGTAGCATCAGAATCAGAACCTGTAGCCTGTGTGAGCTTATACTCAGACTTCATTCTGAGAAGCATGCTGAGAGGTTCAGCGACATCGTCCTTTGCAGGATAGAAGACCATGATTGCGTATGCATCACTTGCAATATCTGCTGGATCAAGACCGTATTCAGAAGCGATTTCTGCGATCTTCGCCTTGTCAGCCTCAGAAGTAGAGTTGCACGGAATGATCGACGGTGTGCCGAGGGTTAGAATGAAGTTGCTGTCAGCAGTTCCATACTCTGTGTATTCGATGCCGAGTGCATCTTGCTCTACGAAGCTGCTCTTTTCTACCACGAAGTTCTTCGTGTAGCCGTCGTCCCAGTCGATGATCTCTAGCTTGTAGCACTCCTTCGTAGATTTCTTCTGCTCTACGTTGCTACCGTTCTTGTCGATAGTTACAGACTGCGGAATGTTGCCAAGGATCGTAGCGATCGTTGGATCAGTCTCTGTGACCGTCGGGAGATAGAAGATAGCCGTTACTTCAGTTCCCTTCAGGTTGTACTTTGCAGGAACGTGAAGAACAGTCTCTCTGAACTTGCGATTATCTCCGCTGATAGCGCTAGAATACTCAGTGCTGTCCTGATAGTAGTAGAGCTCCATTCTCGGATCTGCGTTAACAGCCAATGCCTCTTTCTTCTTGACAACCGCTCTCTGATCATCATCTGAAATTGCGAGAAGGAATCCCTTTTGAGATCCAGCACCGCTCAGATCAACCTGATATGCATCACCCTCGACCTTGTTCTTTGAGCGGTCACGATATACGTAAATCTCAGCGGTCGGGTTGCCGTTGTACTCGTTGAAGATATCCTGAACGATTGCTCTCTTTGACTTTCCGTAGTACTCGAATGTGTTTTGTGAGTCCGGATACGGAGTGAAGCCTTCCTCACCAGCGATGCTAGAATTGTACTGATCCGTGATAGTGTCGATAATCTTGATGTTGTTCAGCATCTCGTTGTCGACGAAGCTCAAAGTCTCAGAATTTGCATCCTTGTTCTTGTCTGAAGAGTCAGTGTACGGGTACTGAATCTGAGCGTAGCCCTCATCACCCATCGTAGCTCTTACGACGAGGAGCTGTGTAGCGCCACCCTGATCGAAGTAGACCTGAGCTGCGAAGTGACCATACTGGTTCGGATTGTCTGGAGTACCGAAGAACTCGTGGAACTTGTCGATCGTCGTGCAGAGAATGCGCTGGTTTGGATAACCACGGTTCGCATTCAAGACGATAGCGCCGATGCCATCGCCTGGGTCTGCGTTAGGTCTCACTGTATTATCGATCTCTCTAAAACCGATTCCTGGAGTTGACCATTTAACTGCCATGTTGATCTCCTTAAAATGCATTGATGGACTCATGCGCCCATCGTTTTTATTATTTATATGAAGATCAGGATTTGCAGTTTGCTTTTATTCTAGCTTGAAAATCTGAGATTTTTGATTGAATTCCTGCTCAATGTAGTATTTTGAGCGCTCCAACCAGTGCTCGTAGAGGAAGTTAGAGTGAACCTTGCCTCTCTTCGACTTGTATCTCATGTCGTCAACGATGTCGAAAATGATGATTTTGGATTTCTCTGGGTGCTTTCTGAGACCACGACCGAGGGACTGGAGAACCTTGATCTTGGACTTCGAGTTCGACCACAGAATGATCTCGTGAATCTTCTTGATGTTGACGCCAGTGGACATAGTGCCGAAAGTAGCCACGATGACGAGACCGTCAGTCTCTTCAGCAGCGACTCGGATGAACTCACGCTCAGCAGCTTTGACAGATCCAGTGATCTTCGTTATTCTGCGATCTGGAGCGATCTTAGAGATGTACTCGGCTGTGCTGTCAACGTGATCGACGTGGTTGCACAGAACGAGAATGTTGTGCTTCGGAGGCATCGCTGAGAAGATCTTGTCGAGAATCTTGGTTCTGTTCTCATATTCCTCCACCATTCTGACTTCCTCAGGGAACGTTCTCTCCTGATTGCTCAATATGAACTCGATAGGATATTGGAGGAAGATGTTTGCGATAATGATGTCGGTAAGGAAGCCTCTCGCGATCAGCTCCTTAGAAGTGATCTTGTAGAGCACCTTTCCGAGAACCGAGAAGATGTCGTATTTGTCAGAGAGCGATGTCGGAAGAGTACCAGTCGTTCCGAGCTTGAACTTAGCGTTGATGCAGTACTTGATGTAGTCGTTCAAGCGAATGCCTCTTGCGCCGTGGCACTCGTCAACGATGACTGCCTCATACTTGGAGTAGAAGCCAGGGTCCTTCTTCGGAAGAGACTGCCAAGTCGTGATGAGAATAGACTTGTTGAATGTAGGTTTGTGATCTTTGTCCTGCATCTCTGCCCAATTGTCGATGTCATCCCAGCCGTAGGACTTCATGTCCTTGTACATCTGAGTGACGAGCATGATGTTAGGAACGATCAACATCATCTTCTTGAATCCCTTTTCCATCATCAGGTTGCGCAGGATCAAGTAGATCATGAAAGACTTACCAGAAGAGGTGCAGCACTCCAGAATGCCCATCTTGTTGTTGAGCGCCTGATAGACTGCATCTTCTTGATAGTCACGAACCGTATATGTGGATCCAGCTAGAATCTGTCTGTTGTTAGCTCGCAGCTTCTCGCGTGAGATCCACTCCGGATTCGGTTCGTAGTTGACGAAAGAGAGCTGGTGATGCTTCTGCAAGCAGTACTTCTCCAGCTCGCCGACCAGACCAACCGGAAAATAGTGCGTAAGAACCTTGAAGTAACGGTCACGACCGTCCCATGAGTGGTTCTTGTATGCTGGATGGAATTGATAACCGTCGCGATAGATAGCGAAGCGATCTTCCAGCTCGTAGAGGAGGTCACCATCGTCGACCTCGATGTAGAAGTAGCTTTCGTTGATCTTTGTTGCGGTTATCTTTCCCATAGTTTCTATTCTCCTGTAAGTCTGATATTTATACAGACTCTATCGAATCAGGAAGCGCTTCTTTGCGCTTGTCATCTTGTACTCGATGTAGTCTTTCTTGTCATCGGCCCAACCGACAACGACGAACAGAGAGTGGAAGTTTGCCATGAAGAACTTCTCGAACGTGAGGTCGTAGTTGATCTCGAAGATGTCGTTGAATTCCCTTGGCCACTGCTCGAATCCGATGATGTCGAAGCCGTATTTGTTTCTCGGATGGAGGAACAAGAACTTTGCCTTCGAGCCTCTCTGGAGCGGGTCGTATGGCAGCTTCTCCTTCGCGATCACGTAGTTGAAGATCTCAGCGATCTTGACTGCCTGATGCGTTCCGGACGGAAGGTCAAGCGATCCGTGTTCCACGTACCAGTCGGTTTCGTGTTCCATGTATTTGTTTCTGTCGCCGACTGAGCGAGAGGTTGAGATGTCCTCGACTGGAGCCTTCTTGAACAAGAGGTAAGCGTCCTGAATCTTCTTCGTGATGTCTTCCTTCGTTGAACCGAGAAGAACGTCTGCCGTGATGGAGACTGCGTACTTCTGGCAGAACGGCGGGAACTCTGCCTTCTTGAGGATGAGGCCCTGAATCTTGAGGTGCTTCTTCGGATCTTCCTCGTAGCCGAAGAACTTTCCGTCCTTGTCCACGACAGCGCCTAGATAGAGCTTCTTTGCGTAAGAGATGAAGTGAGAGAACATGTTTTCACGAGTGAACACGATTCTATTGGTCATCTGGTTCTTTGCGGCCTTCTCGTCCAAGATTTCCTTCCAGAACCAGTTCATCATCTTCTCCATGCAGTAGAACCACTCCATGTCGTCCATGTATGGGAAGAGCCCGATCTTGTGCTCGTCGAAGCAGTAGTAGTTTGAGTCGGTGTCGACCTGAACGACCACAGAGGCTCTCGGCTTGGAAGTGAGCGCATTCTCGATCACGTTCACGTTGTCGATCTTGATTCCGTCGATGGTGCAAGAGCGAGCGAAGTCGAATCCAGTGATCTTTCTGCCGTCTGCTAGAATGAATCTTGCGCCGCCATCTTCAACATCAACTTTGAACGAGACATCGTTTCCGTCGAAGTTTGCGTTGACTACGGATCCACGCTTGTAGATGTGGCACTCGCCCATGTAGACGATGTTGACGACCTGCTCAGTGTTGATCTTCTTGATAGGAACGAGGAGATCGTGCTTCGTGGTGTCATTGACGAAGATCTTGACGCCTCTGCCCTCTATTGTG